GTCAAGAGGATTTGTATTATTTCTTCCAAGGCGGTTCACCGACGATGAATGGAGCGTCGTTGTCGGCATTGGATGAACTTTTTGCAAATCTGCCTTATGATGGCGGTAACATTAATAATCTCATTTCTTCTGTTGGCGGTCTTGGTGCTGCGATTAATGATCTATCTACGCCTTTAGCCGGTTTTGTTACTGGTACTTACCTTCCTGATCGAATGAACGTTATTTTGAATTCTGAGTTTTACGAAAATAACGTTACTTCAGTCACTGTTTCAACTGTCGGCGATCAGTTTGTTGTTGATCAGCTTGTTACAGCCAAAAAACTTTGGAATGCTCGCAACAAAGATTCGATGACAAACGGTACTTTCAAGGATTGGGTTCGCGTCCATTTTGGAGTTACGCCAAAAATTATGGACGACATGCCTACGTTCTTGGGTGCAACTACCTCAAATATTAATTTTGAGGATATTAGAGCGACTACTTATACCAAAGATTCAGAAGGTGTAGAGCAGTTCTTAGGTGACAAGGCTTCCTCTGGTCTTTCGTATTCATCTTCTCGAAAGATTGTTTGTCGAGCTGATCGTCCGGGTTATGTCATGGTTTTGGCTCAGATCGTTCCGTATGTCGATTATTATCAGTTCACACATCGTTATACGATGTCTACGAAATTGAGTGATGAGTTTAATCCTGATTTCAATAATATTGGTTTGCAGGATGTTCTTGTTTCTGATCTCAATACTGATTATAGTTCGGTTACCGATTTCTCAGGTCTCGATGATCCTGCAACAGTTTCGGTAGGTAAACAGCCTGCATATACTGATCTTATCACAGAAGTTAATGAGGTTCGAGGTACTTTTTGTACTACTGAAAATTCATGGGTTCTTACCCGAGATATGCGTTCTTTTCCTGATGATGATATTGACCCCGTGGCGAATACTAACAAAAGCGCATATATCAATCCTGCAGATTGGAATCAGCCTTTTGCATTGAATTCACTTGCAGATCAAAATTTCCTTGTTCAGTTTTTTATCGATTCAAACGTTCGTTCTACTATTCTCAAACGACTTTTACCTAATTTCTGATATGAGACGTTATCAAATTAAACCCCGTGTTTATGTTGAACATCCGGTCGCCACTGTGCGACCGGGTTTCCGTATTTGCGAACTGCTTGATAAGTTCTATGAAGAGGGTGTTGCGCCCGATTTCCTGCCTGCGGACCTTGGTGTTGATGAAGCGACTGAGTTGACTCCTGACGGCGATTTTGCAGTTGACCCAAAGGGTCGCATCGATATTGATTTGATCGATCGTTTGGAAAACGACTATGCCCAAGGTATTAAGAATATCGATGAGCAGTCAATACCTAATGAGTAATTAACCAAAAAAACGGGTGGACATATATTAATACTTGATAATATATGTCAGATGTGGAAAAATCGAAGATTTGCCACATCGGCACCCGTTTTTTTTAATATCTTCGCATATGGCTGACGAATATATGAATTGGGCAACACAGATTGCAAATGGTGTTGGTGCTCTTGCTTCTGCGATTGGTACACGAAAGGAGATGACGCGACAATACAATTACAATCGAAAGTTGATGAAGTTGCAAAGTGAATATAATGAGCAAGCTGCGATAAATTCGTATCAAAGGCAGCTTGAGTTTTACGGTATTCAAAATGAATACAATGATCCTTCTAATGTTCGCAAGCGTTATGAAGCTGCTGGTGTGAATCCATATGCTGCTTTTGGTACTGCAGGAAGTTATACTCCTGCGCAACAGTCTGCCTCTGTACCAGATCAGGCTGGTGTAGGATTGCCCTCTACTTCCTTGGGCCCTCGTCCCGCTTTCGATCCACTTGATGCAATTTTGCGAGCGGCTCAGATTCGCAATATAAATGCAGATACCGATAAGAAAAGGGGTGAAACTCTCGATCCCGAGGAGACAAAGCGAGGTCAGTCGCTTACCAATAAGCTAAAAGAGCTTGGTATAATTAATCAGGAAATTGCAAATAAATCTGATTCTCTTGATTTGCAGTTTCGTAATGATGTATATGATGTTCAGGTAAAGACTGAGGAAGCGAAGTTAAAGAATATTGCTAAGCAATATGATGAAATTTCTGCTCGAATTGCTGAATCGGTGATGAATCAACATGCTACGGCTCAACAAATGAGAGAATCGGCTTCCCGAATTGCTTTGAATACTGTTAATGCTGCATTCGCTGAAACCCAAAATGAGTGGTTTGGTAAGATGGCACAAGCTCAGATTGATGAAATTCAGCAAAATGTTTTGTTGAAAGTTGCCCAAACTAAATCTGCAAATTGGGATACTTGGGTAAAACTTGCCCAAACTCGAGAATTGACTTCGCAACATTTTATTAATTTGGCTGAAGCAGACAAAACAGAATATGAGGCTTGGTTGAAGAAGAATGAAGCTTCATTCTATTCTGGAAATCTTGGTAAAATTCTGTTTGGTATTGAAAAGGCTACTGGAATGGTAGGTAAACTTATGCCTATTATCTCATTAATTCAATAGTTTATGTTTTTATCTCAAATTGTTGCTTTGATTATTGCAAGCGCTTTTATCGTCATTTGGTTTATCCTGATCTATAAAATCATTCGATTAATCAGTAAGAAGTTGCGAGAATAGCGCGTTAATTGCTCGATGGCGTGCGCCCTTGGGCTCACTCAATAGCCCGAGGGCGCGCCCGTCCTTTGACGTAACCCAGTAAGCAAATCGCCGCAACGATTTGCGAACGTCCTGATATCGTGTGCGTGCGAAAAATTAAAAACGCGCGCGCGCGTTATAATTCTGCGTATTTTATAATATTTACTTATTTTCTTGTTTTTTTTGCACAAATAATTTATCTTTACCCCTGTGTTTGCGTTTGCAGGTTCTTTGACATATTTGAGGATTTATTTTTTCTACATTATGTGCAGCGCTTAACTATAATCTATAGTTGATGGCTGCTACATTTGACAACTACGAATATGTTGTCATTAATATTTACAGTATGTCTAATTTAATCTTGTAATTTACAAATGGAAAAATTCAAGGCTTTAATTGAGTGGCTGAAATCTAAACCGCTTTGGTTTCGTGGTGTTCTTCTCGCGCTTGTCGCGGTGCTTCTTTTTGTGCTTTCCCTGACGTCTTGTTCTTCTTCCGGTCGTGTTCAACGTTCCGGTGTTCATATTGATACCGTTCGTGTAGATTATATCGTTCGTTCTCGTAATTTTACAGCTAATGAGTGAAGATAATCCCGACTTGAAGTATTTGAAGCTTCGTCAAGGTTTAGCGCGTATTGTTTCTATGTGCGCTGTATCGAAGTATCTTTATTATGATGGGGTAGTCCTTTCTGTTCAGGCTACGGCTGAAGATTGTGATTTTCTTACATCTTGCAATATTCCTTTTACTTTTGAGTATGAGCACCCCTTTGACGTAAAAGTTCCTCGTCGTACTATATATTTTGATACTACGCACGTTTTTCTTCGTATTGTTTCACTAACACAAAATTTTAATCGCAATGACACGTTATCGAAAGAGGCGGTCTCGAGGCAAAAAGCCCGTAAGACCCAAAAAGCAGGTATTTACAGTCGGCGGTAATCGCATGTAGTGCATTGTTTCGAGCCGAAACAGATTGTCAATCCTCGTTATTCAAAGCGTTTTGATCCTGCTCAAAAACATTTGGATTTGTGGCGAGGTATAAACGGTGATCCTCGGGGTTATCCCGAGGATTACTATTTAATCGTCCCTTGTGGTCGTTGTCTTGGTTGTTTTCGTGATAAGGCCCGCGAGTGGCGAGTTCGTTTGTTACATGAGCACGAATATGGTAATCATACTTCTTGTATATGTCTGACTTTAACAATATCAAACGAATATATTAATCAATTTTCCGATGAAAAATCATTTTATAATCATTTTCGCAGTTTTCTCGATCGTCTTCGCTACTATCTCACTCCTCGTCGCAGTCCGAAAAGATTCTTTGTTTCCGAGCTCGGAGACCAAACCCAACGTCTCCACTTCCACGGTTTCGTTTGGGACTGCCCCGAGCTCACAGACGATATCATTGCCCGCTGTTGGCGATATGGATTTATCTGTGCCCGTCCCCTCGTTAGTACAAAACAGTTATCCTACGCCACTAAGTACATCACAAAATGTACAAAGGATTTCAGACCCACAGTTATGGCATCTCCCGGACTTGGAGAAGGTTATACGAAGGTCGATAAGTGGCGAAATTGGCACAATTCAGGCGACGGTAATAATCTTATTAATTTATATTGTTATTTCGACCGTTTTGTCTATTCTATGCCTCGTTATTATCGTGCGAAAATTTTTTCGCTTGATAAGATATCCGATTTTAAGATTAGTTTATCCCAAAACGAGCGACCCTTCAAAAAATTTCTTGGCCGGACACGCTATGATGAACCACGGAATTATGTCCGAGCTCGAGCAAGATTGCAAGAGATCTCTCTTCGGTCGGGACAATCTGTAGTACGTCCTCCCCGGCCAAAATCGCAGTTGCGTGATTTGTATAATCCTTATATAGAAGGTTCAGAATTTGATCTCGATTTATGTCCATTTTAATATTTTAATTTATGTCTATTTTCCCGAAACTTGAGGTAAAAACTCCTCAGATGGCCCATCATCCTCTTTCGCATTATTTTCGTACATCGATGTGTGTAGGCCCTCTCTTTCCTATTTATGTTCGCCCGATGTCTGCGGGTGAAATTCTCCCTTTGAATTTGCAGTCGCTTGTAAATACTCAGGCGCTGTTATCTCCTCTCTATGGTACATTCCGCCTTAAAATCATGGCTTTTTTTGCAGGTACTTCGTTGTATGTTCCGAAACTTTGGCGGAATGGTTCTATGAAAAATTCTGATGGAAAGTTAGATGCAGGTTATCCTACCTTTACTTTTAAGCCTGTCTCTGAGACAGCAGTTAAATCTACTGACCTGCTTTCTCCTCTGCAGATTCTTTCTTATCTTGGTTATGGTAGTAATTTCTTTGACGTGACACGTACTCAATCAACGCAAAAGGAGCAAAATGCTATTCCTTTGCTTATGCTGTATGACATTTACCGTCATTATTTTGTCAATCGTCAAGAGGATTTGTATTATTTCTTCCAAGGCGGTTCACCGACGATGAATGGAGGGTCGTTGTTGGGATTG